ACCTCGAAGCCGCCTCCAAGACCAAGGGCGTGCTGAAGAGCGTCGACAAGGGCGACGACGTCACGAAGTCCGCGACCGCCGAGCCCGAAGCGAAGACCCCCTTCGACGAGATCCGCAAGGTCCACAAGGCCGGCGGCGAGCCCTATTTCGCTTTCAACCGGGCCTGAGCCCCGTTCACCCGAACGCACGGAGGACCTGACCCATGGAATACGGACTGAACGCGGTACTCGACCTGATGAAGCAGGCGCAGGCGAACCCCCAGCAGGCGCCGGACGACATCCGCAAGGCGTGGAATCAGCCGTCGTCGGCCACGACGGGGCTGAACTACTACGACCTCGAAGCGCCGGCGAAGAAGCTCTATCCGGTGATCACGCCGCTGCGTAACCGCATCGCGCGCGTGGGCGGCGGGAAGGGCACGGCGGTCAACTGGAAAGCAATCACCGGCATCAACGTCAACTCGCTCGCAGGCGGCGTCTCCGACGGCAACCGCGGCGGCGTGATCGCGACGACTCTGGTCGACAAGGTCGTGGCCTACCGGGGCATGGGCTTCGAAGACTACGTCACGTTCGAAGCCGATTGGAGCGCGCAGGGATTCGACGACGCGAAGGCGCGCGCGGTCGAAGGCTTGCTCCGCTCGCTGATGATCTACGAAGAGAAGATCGACCTCGGCGGCAACACGTCGATCGCGCTCGGCACCACGCCCACCCCGACGACCGCGCTCGTCGCGGGCGGCGCGATGACCGCTCAGGCGACGAACGTGATCTGCATCGCGTTGACGCTCGAATCCTTCCTCGCGGCGAGCGTCGCGGGCGGTGTCGTCGTCGGCCCGGTGGCCCGCACGAACGCGGACAGCTCGTCCGACTCGTACGGCTCGGGAGCGGCGCGCAAGTCCGCCGCCTCGGCGCAGACCACGGCCGGCGGCAACCTCTCGATCTCCGCGACGGTGGCTCCGGTGCGCGGTGCGGTCGCTTACGCGTGGTTCGTCGGGGCGTCCGGCTCCGAGCTGCTGCACTCGATCACCACGATCAACTCGGCGCTGTTCGTCGCGAATGCGACGGGCACGCAGAACGCCTCCGCTCACCCCGCGTCAGACCAGTCGCGCAACACGCTGGTGTACGACGGGCTGATCGGTCAGTGCTTCGGCGGCGCCTCCGCGTCGCTGACGTCTCTGATCGCGGTCGGGTCCACCGCGACGATCTACACCTCGACTGGCACGGACGGCTCCGGCTCGCTGATCGGTCAGATGGCGACCGGCACTGCCGGCACCGGGACGATCCTCACCGCCGACGGTAAGGGCGGCATCGTCGAGATCGACGCGATGCTCCGCGCGTTCTGGGACACGTACCGCCTGGGCCCGGACACGATCTACGTCTCGGCGCAGGAAGCCCAGAACATCACCACGAAGGTGCTGGCGGGCAGCGCGAACCCGGCCTTCCGCTTCAACATCAGCGGCGCGCAAGACGGGCTGATGGGCGGGATGTTCGTCACCTCCTACCTGAACAAGTTCAACCCGGGCGGGCCGAAGGCTCTGAAGATCGAGATCCACCCCAACATGCCCGCGGGCACGATCCTGTTCTACAGCTCCGACATCCCCTACCCGACGTCCAACGTCGGGAACATCGTCCAGAAGAAGACGCGCAAGGACTACTACCAGCTCGAGTGGCCGATCCGCTCGCGCAAGTACGAGTACGGCGTCTACGTGGACGGCGTCCTGCAGAACTACTTCCCGCCCGCGTTCGGGCTGCTCACCAACATCGCAAACGGCTGATGAAGCAGCGGGGGCTGCGCGCGAGCGTGGCCCCCGCGTAAGAGGGCGAGATGGCGAAGAAGGCCGACGCAGAAGGCACCAAGGGCGACAAGCTCCCAGAACCCGGACCCGAACTTCCGACCCCGCGCCGGCGTCCCGACCTCCCCGGTGTGGTCCGCCTCTACCCGCTCTCCGGATTCGCGGCGATCACGCTCGACGGCGTCACGTACGAGATCGAAGACGACGGCATGGTCCCGATCCCTGTCGAGCACGTCGAGGCCGCGAAGTCGCACTTCCTGTCCGACAAGCCTCCGACCGAGGAGTAGCCACGTGGCGGCAGGCGACCTGTGCGATTGGGAGAAGGTCAAGCGCAAGCTCAAGCTGACCAACTCCAGCGACGACGATATCGTGCAGTCGCTCGTCTCGCAGGCGTCGGACTACATCCTGACGGAGCTGCGCCGGGTCATCGTCTCGACCCCCCTCACCGAGAAGTACAACGGGCGGAGCACCCCACGCCTGACGCTGCGCAAGTGGCCGATCATCTCCGTCGCGTCCGTGCTGATCGACGGGGTCGCGGTCCCCGCAAGCTCCGGCGTCACCGTGAACGGTTGGTACCAGTCTGGCGATCGCGAGATCGCCCTGCGCGGATACGCGTTCACGAAGGGCTACGGCAACGTGATCGTGACCTACACCGCGGGCTACGCGACCGTGCCGGTGCGGTTCGAGCGCGCGTGCGAGGCGACCTGTCTGCGCTGGCACCGCGAGCTCGACCGCATCGGTCAGTTGTCGGCGGTTGTCGGAGAGCAGAACGTCACCTTCGCGCTCGGCCTGCCCGACGACGTGAAGTGCCTCATCAGGAACGAGCGCGACGTGGTGCCGGCGTGAGTAACTCCATGCAGGTTACCGCGACGGTCGTCGGGGGCGTTCAGGTCTCGACGAAGTTCCTGCTCTCGGGAGCGCGCGTGAAGGAGCAGGTGCTCCGCGAGATGCGCTCGTTGACGATCAAGCTCCAGCGCAAGGTCAAGGAAGAGAAGCTCTCCGGCCAGGTGCTGAAGGTGCGCTCCGGTCGTGGCCGACGGTCGATCAATCAGCGCGTGACGGTATTCGGAGAGTCTGTCGTGGGCCGCGTCGGCACGTGGGTCGACTACATGGCCGCGTGGGAGAAGGGCTTCACGCTCCCCGCGCGCGACATCTACCCGGTGAAGGCGATGGCGCTCTTCTGGCCCGGCGCTGCGCACCCCGTCGCGCGCGTACACCAGCCCGCGCGGACGGTCCAGGCGCGGCCGTTTCTGCGGCCGGCGCTCGACGAGATGCGCCCAGAGATTCAGTTCCGACTCGCGCGCGCGACGTTCCTGGGGCTGCAGTGAGACGGCCGCGTTATAGCGCGGCCTAGGAGGATGGAATGCGTCTCGCTCGATCGCTCGGAATCGCTCTCGTCGTCGCGCTCTTGTGTGTCGCCGCCGCAGCGGGCCACGGCCCGCGCAAGACGCACAACTGCCAGGACGGACTGATGTACACCTTCGACGAGACCGGCTGGGCGATCTACGCCGGGCCAGCCGAGATCGGCCCCAACCACTGGTACCACTCGCCGCCGGTGGCCCTGTCGTTGTCAGCGGACGGGACGTCGCTGTTCGGCTCGGCAGCCATCATCCAGCACGAAGAGCACCTCCTCGTCCCCGGAAAGACATACGACGTCCGGGCTCGGCTCAACGCAGACGAGGCTGTCGAGGCGACGCCGTTCCGGTTGTTCATCGGCGCATTCGGAAACGCGCTGTTCGAGGCTCGCGCGTACAAGTCGCAGCTCGGAGCGGGAGGTCAGCTCGTTGAGTTCGGGTCGTTCGTCGTGCCCGATCCCAACCCCGGCGTGATGCTGATCTTCCCCGAGATGGACAACTCCGGCCTGTCGGAGATCAACGCGACCGGACGCTGGGGCGTCGACGACATCGAAATAACAGAGCACCAGGAGACCGCCGGACTGGGGGACGAGATGGCACTCGACCGCGAACCGATCTACGCGAGGCTGTTCGAGCGCCTCGCCGCAGTGCCAGGCCTCGCGTACTCATCGCGGCGACTGAAGCCGTACGCGGACGTCCCCGGCAGCGAGCAGCCGGCTCTGTTTCTGACCACAGGCGATCAAACGCCGGAGAACAAGCTCGGAGAGCCACCGACGTGGATCCTCGGCGCCGACGTCTTCCTGTACGTCCGCATGGACGACCCAGAAACAATCCCAGGAGCGGTGCTTAACGCGCTCATCAAGACGATCGAAGAGGCGCTCGAATGGCGCATCTCTGACGTCGTCCCGGGCCCTGTGTTCGCGCCGACGGGGCGTGTGCAAACCACGCTCGGCGGACTGGTGCAGTACGCGTGGATCGCGGACTCGAGGATTGTCGAGGGCGTTACTGCGCAACAGGCCGCGGCCCACTTGTCGATCGAAATGAGGGCTGCCGCGCTCGTGACGGCGTAACGGAACGCTTTTTCAGGCCGGGGACACCTCGGCGGAGGACACGAGATGTACAACTTCGGAGCCGGGTACGTGACCCTGATTCCTGCCGGAGCGAACCCGACGCCGGTGCGCGTCGGCGTGCTGAAGGAAGTCTCGATCGACATCGCGCTGACCACGAAGGAGCTGCGCGGCGCGTACCAGTTTCCGCTCGACATCGCGCGCGCGGCTGGAAAAATCAGCGGCAAGGCGAAGTTCGCCGACATCAACGGCGCCATGATCGCCGCGATCCTGACGGGCGCGACCGTCACGCCCAACGCGTCGAAGGTAGTCGCCGAAGAGGCGGCGGCGATCCCGACGACGCCGTTCATCATCACCGTAACCAACGGCGCGACGTTCTTCGAGGACATGGGCGTCATCGACCTCACGACAGGGCTGCCGATGACGCGCGGAGCGACGGCCACCGCGACCGGCGTCTACGCGGTTAACACCACGACCGGCGCATACACGTTCAACACGGCCGACTCCGGCCACACCGTTAACATAGTCTACGCCTACGGGATCACCACCGTCGGAAGCAAGACGATCTCGTACACCAACCAGCTCATGGGATCGGGGTCGACGTTCGTGACGGACGTGTTCAACCTGTTTCGCGGCAAGGGCATCGGGTGGAGGTTCCCGGCGACGACCTACTCGAAGCTCTCGCTGCCGTTCAAGAGCGAGGACTACACCGAGTCGGATCTCGAGTTCGACTGTTTTTCCGACAGCTCCAACGCCGTCCTTTCGGCCTACGTAGGGAACTGATCGTGATTGATGGAGTGAACGTCACCCTCGGGGGGCGGGAGTTCGTCGTCCCGCCCCTCAACCTGAAGGCGCTTCGGAAGTTGGCGCCGAAGATCCAGATGCTCGCCGCAATCGGAGACGTCCCGACCGACGAGCAACTCGAAGCGGTCGCTTCCGTCGTCCACTCCGCTCTCGTGCGGAACTACCCCGACATGACGCAGGAGGAGGTCGAGGACGCGCTCGACCTGCTGAACCTGGTGCCGACGATCGACGCGGTCATGCAGGCGTCCGGCCTGAGGCGGGTCGCACCGGGGGAAGCTCAGGAGCCGGTGACTTCGACTGGCCGGGCCTCTACGGGCTCCTGATTACGGCGACGGGCTGGACGTGGGGAGAGGTCGACAACCTCACGATGGGCCAGGTGAACGACCTGGCGGCGTATTGGAAGGCCAACCCGCCCCTGCACCTGATGGTGGCGGCGTACCTGGGGATCAAGCCGCAGCCGGCCGGGACTGAAACGAAGCTGGCCAGCGAGGAAGAGATCATGCAGATGGTCGCGATGTTCGGCGGCGGCGCTAGGTAGCCGGCCATGGGCGACAATAAAGTCGTCGTCGACATCGTCGCTCGCGTCGACGGGCTAGTCCGCGGCATGAGCGAAGCCTCGTCGGCGGTGCGCGACGGCGTCGGGCGGATCAGCGGACACTTCGCGGCGCTGTCGGGGACGCTCGCCGGCATAGGCGTCGCGATGGCCGGGATCGGCTCGGTGCTCGGAGGCGGGCGGATCTTCAGGGAGGCGATCAACGCCTCGACCGACTGGGCGCTCGCGAACGAGAAGCTCGCGCGCACCCTCGGGATCACGACCGAGGAAGCGAGCGTCCTGAACGACGCGACCGGGGACGTGCTGGCGACGACGGAGCAGTACGTCCGCGGCGTCCAGATGATGACCCGGCAGATCGGCGCCGGAGGGAAGGGCTTCAAGGAGCTCGGGATAGACATCCGCGACGCGTCAGGCCACCTGCGCCCATCGACCGAGCTGATGTCGGAATCGATCGACAAGCTCAACAGCCTGAAGTCCGGCACCGACCGGAACGTCGCTGCCCAGAAGCTCTTCGGCCGAGGGTGGATGGAGATCGCTCCGGTCCTTCGCCTCACCAGCGAGGCGATGGACGCCGCGCGCGCGAGCGGGGAGCGGCTCGGCCTGACGACCGGCCCCGAGGCCGTGGCGCAGGCGCGGGCGTACCGGATCGCGATGGATCAGGTGCACGACACCCTACTCGCGATCAAGATCCAGGTCTCGAACGCGGTGCTGCCGGTGCTGCTTGAACTCGGGAAGTTCTTCGTCGACGCGGGGCCCGTGCTCCTCACGGCATTCAAGGTCGCGATCCGTGCGACGATCGAGTTGATTTACTTCCTGCGGGAAGCGATCACGGAGAACGTCGCTCAGATGCGGGCGTGGTACCAGGAGCTGACGATCGTCTTCGGCGCGATCGCCGAGGCGTTCCGCAAGCTGAAAGAGGGCGACTTCAAGGGGGCGGCCGACGTGATGTCGGGAGCCGCGGCGCTCGTCTCGCTCGCGTGGCAAGGCGCGTTCCAAGAAATCGACATCGCCCAGAAGAAGTTCTTCGACGACTCCGCGGCGCTCTGGAATCCGAAAGCGCCCAAGAAGTCCACCGGCCCCGAGGGGGGCGGCACGGACACGCTGCCCGAGAAGTCCACCGCCTCGAACAAGGCTCTGCTCGAATCCCTGAAGGCTCAAGGCGAGTTCGAGCTCGAGATGGCCCGGGAGGTCATGGAGGCGCGCATCGCCGCGCTGAAGGCCACAGAGAGCGCCGCACGCGACAACGACGATGTCCGCCGGCAGGCCGCGCTCTCGCTCGCTGCCGAGGCGATCACGACGTACGGCGAGGGGTCGGCCGAGGCTATCCGGGCGATGCAGCACGTCGCGGATGTCGAGCGGGAGATCAACGCCCGGCGCGCGGACAACGCGCGCGAGCTGATGGAGGCGCGCCGGGAGTTCGAGGTCGCATCCCTCGACATAGCAATGGACGCCGTGCGCCAGCGGTTCGACCTTGGGGAGATCTCGCTCGCGCAGGAACTGGAGCAGCTCGGCCGCCTGGAGGTGCAGAAGCTCGCGATCCGCCAGCGCGCGATCGAGGCTCAGCTCGCCGATGACACGCTGACGGCCGCGCAGCGCGAGCTCCTGCTGCTCGAGCTGGAGCGCCTGGAGAAAGAGCACGCCGCTCGGATGGACGCGTTCCACGTCGAGGCGCTCGCGCACCAGCAGGAGTTCGTGGGCGGATTCGTCAGCACGTGGACCGCGACCTGGGCGCAAGGCATCGAGCAGATGCTCAACGGCACGATGACCCTGGCGCAGGGCGTCCGGGGAATCTTCACGTCGCTGCGGCAGGCGCTGCTCCAGACGATCTCCCAGATGGCCGCAGACTGGATCGCGCTCGAGCTGAAGAAGTTCGTCTTCTTCATCACGCAGCAGATCCGAGCGCTCGCGGTGAAGAAGTCGATCGACGCCGAGTCACGGGCGTCTACCGTAAGCACCGCACTGACAGAGGTGTCCGCGCGCG